TCCACTCCCAGATTCTTATTAGGTAATCCAGTATTAGGTGCATAAGTTAAAGTCCTAAGTGCTTTTATCAATTCTTTACAACGAGGATGAATTAACGTCCTCCTATCGCCATTAGCATCAAACAAGGCAGTATTAACAGCAGTAATCTTATCTCTGATCTTCCAGGGGCTTCTAGGACTCATAACAGTAAATCCACTACGTCTAAGTATCGTATGATCTGTTACACCAACCCCTGATGTCTTTCTTGCACTTCCAGTAGGGTCAGGACAAGCAATGATTCTACGATCAACTCCATACCTTCTCGTTACCTCCTCTGCAAAATCCCAAGTTGTAGCACCTCCTGTCAGCATGATTTCATCGAAGACATATAGTGTGTTGTTATGTTTTACAGCACAGATTCCTGCCATAGGGTCTACGTTAAAATCCAACCCAATTAACAAAGGAAGCATATGTAAATCCTGTACTTCCTTATCAATATTGTCATCACCAAAGCTAACAGCTACCAATCCAGTAAGATTTTCAAAACTAGCTTCAAATTCCTGTCTGAATGTTCTCTCATCTAATTGACTCCTGGCAGCTTCAACTTCCTCCTTTACAACATTACCCCCCTCTATCGTAGTAAAACTCCATCTTCCCCAATCATCCCATTCCCTTTCACCACAAAAGCACCACATATCATAAAACCAGCTAGCAGTTCCATCTGGTGTACTAATAAACAGTGCCCAACCTTGTTTGTCAGCCAATGCAGGTCTTATAACTTCAGCCCAAACGTCCCTATCCATAAATGCTGCCTCATCCAATACAACACCAGCTAAACTCCTACCTCTCAATGCCATAGCATTTTCTGTACCCTTCAATTCAATACTAGAACCATTAATTAAATCTAATCTTAAATCAGTCTCATTTTTACTTTGAACCCACGTCCTAGGTGTCAATCTCTTCAATTCCTTCCATGCAATATCCTTTGCCATCCTATATGTAGGAGCACAATAAAAATAAACCTCATTCGGTCTATTAATCGCTCCTCTCAACAGTTCTATACAAGAAAGGTATGATTTACCAAATCTCCTACCCGCAACAAGCACCCTAAATCTTTTATCACTATTAAACACCTCCCCCTGTGCATATCTTAAGCTGATCTCATTTAGACTCATTTACACCTTTTTTCACAATATTACTCTTTTTCTTTCGCATTTTACACTTTTAAAGCTATCATCGAAATATTAACACCTTCATAAAACAAGTTCGTGGCTGAATCTTTCATTAACAACAACCTAAATTTAGATCTTCCAGTTCCTCAACGTAAACCTCGCGTTCAAAAATATACAGGAGGCTCAAATTCAAGAGCAGTTATAGAAGCAAGATCTCAAAGATTATATTCTCGTCAACTCGAAGGCAAAACTACTCGCCAACTGGTCATAGAACATTCTAAAAGAGAAGGTATTTCAGAACCTACCGCCTGGGCTGATTGGGGTAGAGTCAAAGCTTGGAATGATGAAGATTGGCTTAAGGAAAGAGATAAAATGATTCCTCGCCTACAAGCCATGAGAATGCGTCTATTTAATAAAGCAATATCAAAAGGTCAACTACAGACAGCAGCACAGATCCTAGACTCTTTAGGCAAAGTTGTAGGGGAATCTGTTGAGACAGTTAACATTCAAGCTCCTGAACTTGCTATTCGCATAGAACCTAAGCAGTAAAGATTTTTAGAATATATTTAAGTTACCCACGCACGCAAAAAATAAAAAATATTTTCTAACCCTACCCCATAGTATAAAAAATAAGTAAAAATACTCATAGATTAATATTAAATTAGTATACTAAAATGTCTAGATTTTTGCTAAAATATGGGTAGGAATAAATTAGTTTTATTACTTCTTTAAATCCTCTGTGAAGCTTTAATTATCTCTTTAGGTAATAAATAGCTAATACAGTAAAAAGCTATTTACAACACTAATAAAAGTAAATAGCAAAAATAAACACTAACTCAAATTAATTAAACCCATGAAATTCTATTTAATTTTTATAATCTTTGTAACCTTCCTTTTAAGTAGTTGGAATAATGACCATCCAATAAAAAACGGACAATTACAAGAAAGAAATCAGGTTATACAAACTTTAATAAATGATATATAATTATATATAAATAAACCTATTATTTTATTAATTAAACAATGAACAATCCGAAATTATTAACGGCTGAAGAATACAACACAATTGTATTAGCTATTACACAAACTGAAGATTATCAACACAGAGCTTTTTCAGTTAAAAAAGAATTTTATACAACTTTATTCAATAAATTATTTAATGTGACTTTATCAGATATGGTAGAAAAGTTACAAGATGATATAAGGCAAGAAGAGATTAGCAAACCTATTACAGAGATAGAGAATTAATTTTCTCTATCTTTTTTTATTTACTTTATTAATTTAAAATAATGAACTTTGCACCAATTGAGAATAAGGAATTAATTGAAACATCAAGTTTAATTAAGCTTATAGCTAATAACGATGTAAACGGAAATGAACAACACATTTACTTACATCTTTCAAGCAATGGGAGAATTTTTAAAGCATATGATGTATGTAATAGAGGTATTTATGCAGTACCAAAGGAGTTAAAAGATAAAGCAATTAATGCAAGTTGTATAAGTATATCAATCAAAGAATATAAAAGGATATTAAAAGAATACGAATAAAATAATAGTTTCTTATAGCTTTGATTATTCAAAGTTATAAAAAACTATTTTTTATAAATAGTTTTACATTCAAATTAATTTAAATAAAACAATGAAAACAAAAAACACTTATTTATCTTTTCAAGAATGGAAAGAAGAATTTTTTGAAGTTGACAATAAAAAAGAAAATAGAAATATATTAATTGAATATGGTGTAATAAATGATTTAAGTGATAATTTACATGATAAGACTATAAGAATAAGAATATATAAAAAGGGTGGACATTTAGAAATTTTAAATAATGGTTTATTTTCTGTTGGATTAGATCGAACAACATACGAAAATAAAAATATTGAACCAATAGAGAAAGAATTATATAAGTGGTGTAATGGAGAAATATTTAATTTATATGATGGGTGGGCAAGTAAAACAAATAATATAGCAAATAAGATAATGCAAGAATGTGAGAATGATTCAGATTATTTATTTGAGATAGTACATGAATATTTACAATTATTGGAAAATACACCAATAGGATTAAAAGGAATAAAAGAGACTTTAGAAGAAAAGGAGAATTAAAACAATGAATAAAAAAACCGCACAATATATTAAAAACTTAATAGCTGAAAATGAATTTGAACTAAAATCAGAGAGAATGAGTTTTGATATTAATTGTAAACAGTTAGGACGTATTACTAATCCTACTTATTTAAAAGAATCTAATGAAGAATTTAAACTAATAAAAGATGCTTATAAATCATTAAATAAAATTATTAAATCTTAAAAAAAATAATAATATTTTCTTAAAGGGATATTAGTAATATCCTTTTATGAAACTATTTTATTTTAGTTTCATTAAACCTTATTAAATTAATTAGTTATGAATTCAAAAATTAAACAATCGATCCTGGATATTGTAAACCTGGATAATGAGAGGTTAAAAACATTAAAGGCCAAAAAGGTATTAAAGGCGGATATTGAAAGGGATATAAAATTTATTAGAGAACATATTGAAATTATTAGAGGTTAATGATGACATGATTATATATTAATTATATGTTAATATATATATTAGAAGTATAAAAACTTCTTTTAAAGTTAAAACTTATTTAATTAAATTATGAAAAAAAAGCTTACTACACTTACACATACTGAACAAGTGAAAGTTACTTTAACCAGTGATCAATTAAAACATTTAGAAAATTTATGTAAAAGACGTTTTAACATGGTTAATAGATCACATATGATTAGAGAATTAATTATAAATAGTTTAGAGAGAGAGAATACAATAAAAGAAATAAAAAAAGAAGACAATGATAAAAATTATTTAAGTTATGAAGAATATAGTTTAGTTTATAGTGTTTTAAAAGATAGTTTAAAAGCTATTTTAGAAAAAGAAAAAGTAGAAGAGATATTAAAAAAATTATACTATATTTCAATATTAGATTATAAACAATTAAATATTTTTGAAAACATAGAAAAAGAATAATTTTATAAAGGTATCTAATAGAGATATCTTTATAAAACTATTTTTTATAAATAGTTTTAATTGTACCTTATTTTATTAATTAATTATGAATTCAACTTTAACACTTTTACCAGCTTATGGAAGAGATTATAAAAGTAAAAAAGCTTTTATAAATGATATTGAAGCGAATAAAGATTTTTTAATTTGTAATACTAGCTCTTATATAAATAAAGCTCAATTTAAAGATTTAAATATTAATGAGTTTAGGATTAGATATAATAATTTAAGAGAAGTAAAAATTATTAATATTAAAAAGGATTTAAATAAATGAATATAAAAACTAATCAAGAAGTAATACACCTTATACATGGTTTATTAGCTTTAAGTCAATGCGATAAATTAGGAGAACATGAAAAAGTCCAGGATTGTATTAATCGAACTAAACAAGAGTTAAATGATCATGAAATATTAATTGCACATTATGCTTATGAAGCTTTAATGGTAATTCATAAAAATATGAAATAAAAAATTGATACTTACTTTAAAAGGATTATTAATTAAATCCTTTTAATGAAAGTATTTATTACTTTCAATTAAAAACTTATTTAAATTAATTAAAACATGAACCTACTCAAGATGAGTAAGGGCAATAAAAAATTATCTAAAGATACATTAATATTGTCTTTACCCGCGGGGCGTACCTGTCCAGGTGCTGATAAATGCAAATCATTTGTAGAAATTAA